GTTTTTAATTCTCAGCAAAAAGCTCCATTCGCAATTTTATGTGCGAATGGAGCTTTTTTTGCTTCTAGTGCTTCTTATGCTCTTTTTTGTTGCTTTTTACATATTTTTTGTTTTTTCCTGCAACCTTTTGCTGTATTTTATCGTCTAAGCTATAAAATAACATGTATAGTTACATAAATAAATAGTATAGATAACATAAAAAAGAAAGGAAAAAGATTATGATTTTAAGTACAACTTGACTGCTTTCCCCAGTATATAAAGGGGTTCTCTGATGCTGGGGAAACTGAGAAGTGCCGCAATCCTGCACCACTCTGCACCATTGCGGTTCTTCCTGCTGTAAATAAACTGAATAAAGACTGCACGGAATTATGGCAACACTGAGACTATATTTAGATACAAGAGTAAAAAGGCAGGACGGTACGTTCTCAATCCGTCTTGCCGTTAACCATCACGGTGGGACTGCCTTCATATCCCTTAATCAATACTGTAAGAAAGATGAATGGGACAAAAGGTCTTGTAAGGTGCGCAAGCGTCCGGATCGTGATGCTATCAACGACTTTCTTCTTGACCGTCTGAATTTCTACAATAGAATGATGATGAAGGCGCAATGCAGGGATACATACCGTGGCGACATCACGGCTAGGGAACTCCGGGACTTAATCATGCTTGAAGCTGAGCCTGCAAGGGAAAAGGTCGCCCTGCTTCGTGATGGCTTCATCGCATACGAGGGGAGAAACCTAAAAAAGAACACGATCAATAGATACAAGTACACTTGGGCAAAGATTGAAGCTTTCGTCGGAAAGGAAAAAGCGGCTCTGCTTACATACGATGAGATTAACCGCTCTTGGCTTGAAGATTTCGATGCGTTCATGGCAAAGAAGGGCTTGGCTAGGAATACCAGAACCAGCAGGATGCTCTGTGTCGCTGCTGTCTTCAACTTTGCGATAGATAATGAGCAAACGAAAAACTACCCTTTCCGCAGGTACAGTCTCCGGCTTGAGACAACAAAAAAGCGAGACTTGTCTGTTGAGGAAATCCGGTCTATATTTGATGCTGGTGGTGATGAGCTGGTCGATATGTTCCTACTTATGTTCCTGCTGATTGGTATCAATGTGCGTGACTTATTCGCCTTGACAAAGGATAATGTTATCCGTGGAAGGCTTGAATACGACCGTGCGAAGACAGGCAGGCATTACTCCATCCTTCTTCATCCCGAAGCTCTCCGCATCATCGAGAAGTACAAAGGGGAAAAGAAGCTGCTTCATTTCTCTGAGCATTTCAAGAACGTTGATTCTGCCACGGTAATGATAAATAAGAAACTCGCAAAGGTGCGCCCCTCGCTTACTACGTACTACGCTCGCCATACGTGGGCTTCCATCGCCTTCAACCTTGGAATATCAAAGGACGTAATATCGCTGGCACTGGGTCACTCGTTCGGTGTCCGTGTCACTGATACCTACATCAATGCAGACTTGTCTCGTGTGGATGAAGCCAACCGCAGGGTTATTGATTACGTGCTATACAACAAGAAATAGCCCTTATTTCTTGCGAATTTGGCGCAGAAACGGCTCAAATTGTTTTCGGGGATAGTTTTACGTGTTTGCTACGTAAACGTCTGAGAACGCAAATTTCGGGGCAAATCAAAAAAAAGAGTACAAAAATACCCCAGCGGTAAAAAAGTCGAGCCGCTGGGGTAATAAGTGGGAACCACTTTAAACATTCAGTGATGCAAAGGTACGATTTTCCTTTGAAACCACCAAATTATTTGCCGAAAAATTTCTTTCTCAACAAATCATTGATGAATCGTGACTTGTTGGGTAATGCGTTGAGGTACGGCAGCAGGTCGTTGTCTATCTGTATTCCAACTAGCTTGACCGTTGCGCCTGCGCCCTTCTTCGTTCTCTTGATGTTTCTTCTATTCTCCATATCCGCTATTCTTTACTGGTTCTCCATTTACTCGCAAGAGGTTGCGCTGCTCGACGCTGCACTTCTTCGGGTGCTTGCGTGGAGTTCCATCCTTCTTGCAGGTCTCGCCTTGATATACCAGGCAAGGCAAGGAGTTGTAATCGTAGCCTCTACGTGAAATACCCCAACCTTCAACCCTTATCGTGTCGAAGCAGTCGCTGATATAATCGCCAACCTTAACCTGGTTGTGCTCCGTGGCAAATTCCTTTGCCAGCATTCTTCTTTCATTCTCTGCCTTCACCTTGATTCTGTGCAGGGCTTCTCTGTACTCTTGTTCTGTCATTGTCTCCAGTCTTTTTTTAATTGTCTATCCAACTTGGTTTTCATTCTGTTCATCTTGTGTTCCAGCTTGCCAATCTGCTTGTAGCTTAGCCACTCCGGCTTGATATTCAACTCCAACCAATACTGGCGCATTTCCTTGCAATGTCTGGCGATGCTCGGGAAATAGAGGTGTCGCTCGTATGGGTTGCGAAGGAAGTACTTGCAATCGGATAGCATACGACCAAGCATCATGTATTTATGCTCCTGCCCTTCTCCGAGACTTACAAGTCTTCCGTTGTCCCCGATCCACAGCATTGCGCCCTCTCCCTTCCATTCGAAATCGAACGCCTTGCTTACCGGATAATAATAACCATCGAGCACCGTACCATCTTTAAGGTCTCGCCCTATCTCTAACAAGCAGGTTCTTCCCCAGCTGGTCGTTACCTCGACCACTGCCTGTGCTGGTATCTTGTCGTATTCCTTCATATCTTGCCAAATTTAAATTTCTCGTTCCGTGATGTAATACTTGAATGTCACTCCACCCATTTTAACCTTGAAGTGTCGGTCACCTTCTTCCAGCATTTCTGCATGTGGGTTGTTTCTGAAGATTTCCTTAATTCGAGAAAACCCTTCCTCCATTCTCTCCTTGGTTCTGTAGTCTTCGATGTGGCTATCAACTATCCCAAGGCTATTTTTGCCGTTCAAAATGTATTGTTTCATATCTTTAAATTTTCTTGTTTCTGTAATACTGCTTATCTCTCGATGAACACCCTGATGTTCTGTCCTCTTCCGCTTCTGCAGAAGTATCTTGTTCCATCAACTGAATAATCGGTATCTCCACCGCTGCAAACGTACTCTGTACCTTCCTTATCCCAGTAGTGCTGACCTTTTGTTCTTACCTTTGCCAGTGTTACTTTTACCATTTTTGATGTATCCATATTCTTGTTGTTTTGTGCAGGGCTTGCGCCCTGCTGGTTAATACTTTTCTATCCAATACTCTGTAGTGAAGATTCCGAGAATTACTTTTTCAACCTTGAAATATCCTTCTCTTACCCAGTATACTGTCGTTCCCTCGCATTTCTTATAATGCTTGAACAATCGATTCAAATATTTCTCAGCATCATACTAGCGTGTTGATGAACTGAGATCCTCTGGCTCTGCTCCCTGGAACTGTCTCTTGACGTAATACATTTTTCTTGCCATGCTTTTATCTCCTATCTTTAATCATAAAGTTCTTTTAATCCGTCTCGCTCGTTAAGTTGGGCTGCAAGTTTATCGGCTTCTTTTATTTCTGAAAATCCGAACCACTTGTTTGAGTGCTCAACAACCTTGTCTCTTCCGTTGATTTCGGGTTTTACGAGTGCTACGGTGTGACTTCCGTAGTACTCGATTACTCTCCATACTTTCCAGTCGCTCATTTTTCTGTCCTCCCTTGATTACTTTGCGTACAATGTAACTACAAGTCCACGTCTCAAAGCGCAGCGGCAAGCGTCCAGACCTGCCTTCAATGCTCGCTTGATGAACTTGTTGAAAAGTTCCGCTCCGATGAGCTTCAAGATTCCGCTTACTCCTACGAGTGTGTTTATCTTCTTGCCATCCTCTGTGCGTCCGAGGACCTTGATGCGGAAGTTTGAGTTGATGAACTTTGTTGTGAACTCTAAAACGTTTGAATTTGACTTTTTCATTTTCTTTGGCTTAACCGTGTTGCCTAGGGCTTAAATTACCGAATGTTTTATTGTACTTATCTCCTAAACACGATGCAAAGATATTAATATTTTTCCGTTCCACCAAAATTTTTCCCGAAAGATATTAATATTTTAACTTTTATTGGCTGTTTATGGCGTAAACATGGCTAATTTTGGCTGATTTCGGTCTTTTTTAGTCGTTTTTCTCATCCACAAATCAATGGCTACCAATCGGTTGCCTTAGTTTTCCACACTCTATATAATAATAACCTGCACGCATTAGCTAGAATGAATATAATCTAACTCTCATATCCCCTACCCCTTTTCTCTCAATGAAAAGTGTTCTTCGCACAAAAATGGGCAGGAAAACGCTTTCCTTGCGTCCCTGCCCTTCCTAACAAATGATATTATGATTGAACCTATTGAACTCTCTTCTTGATGCGCTCATTTATCCAGCGAACCGCAAAGATTGGCAGGAATAGCAATACGCAATCGCCAGCGAGTAATCTTATCTTGTGCCATGTGCTCGCTGGCTTCTCTACCTCCTTGGTCTTGTATCGGTTCACGTAATACTTGACCTTTACGGTGTCGGTCACGAAAACGTATGTGTCCCCCACGATGGTGTCCGTCTTGGTCGTTGTCTTCCACCTGGTGGTCGTAAGGTTGTGCCACCGCTCCTTGATTACGGTGTCGCCCTTGATGTACACCAGCACGCTGTCCTGCTTGAATACGCTGTCGTGCTGCCGGGTATCCTGCCAGTGGATCTGTCGCTGGTTCACGCTGTCACGTCTTACACTGATGTGTGCGCTATCGCGATAAGCCGTGTTATTTTGTGCTGTTTTAGCGCAGGAACAGCCCAAAATCAAAAGTGGGGTAATTATAAGCATGGCGAGAAATAACGCCACAGAACGCAAATTTCGCCCTTTTCTTGAATTTTCCATACTTTATAAACGTTAGATTAATGTGTTTATTGTGCAAACACCTTGATTTCCAGGACTTCCTTGGCTCGCTTTAAATACTTTTCGCATTCTGCCAGCCCTTTGTACCCTCCGTTTATCTTCCTTCGGATAGCCTTCAAGTTGTCTTGGTCTGCCAGCTCATTACAGCCGAAGGTGTCGAATACCCACATCGAGGATTTCGTTGCCCCAAATGGTCGCTCCAGAAGCTCGGGTGTGCCAACAACATCGAAGCCGCAATAATTGGCATACTTCTGGTAGTTGGCTCGCCCGGTAATCTGTATCAATCCCCTGCCCTTATACTTCACGCCATCGCCCTGCTGGGTGTTGCCGAGGTCTTTCCTGCCCTCGTAGGCTCTACCGCTTGCCAGTTCCTTTGTGTATCTCAACTCTCCGCTTTCGTGGGCAATCTGTGCGAGGTAGTGCGCCATTCGCAAAGGAGTATTGATGCGGAAATGCTCTGCCCATCCGTTGATGATTGGAAGGTAGGTGTCTGCCCTGCTGCCTGCATTCGGCATTACCTTCAAAAGTTGCGCTCTAGTTATCCTCATTATCTCCTCCTTTCTTTCGTTCTTCCTTCATTATCTCGACAACCGCCTTCGCAATTTCGTCCTTATTCTCGAGGATCACCTGCATCGTGCGGTCTTGCTTGCGTATCTCTGCCTTCTCGTATGCCTTCTCCCGGATGCTCTTGAACTCGCACAAAAGCAGATACACCGTCCAGGCGATGGAGAACATAGGGAAGGGAGAGATAATACACGTAGCCACGTCCATAAGCGAAGCAATACCGAATGTCGGAAAATACTTCTTCGCCTTGTCGCACGTCTTCTTCAGCCCGGTTGACGTTCTTGCAACATGCAGTTCCTTCGCCTTCTGTATGCCTGCTATCAAGTCAATTGTCATCGCTATCAGAATCGTAGCGAAACAGATAAAAATTACTAGGGCGCACAGATTAAGGTGGTGCACCTGAAAATCGTGAAATACTTCGCTCATATCAATTTATTTTTTTTTGGTTATTCCAAATTCTCCCAGTCGATGGTCACACCCTTCCCGATGATGTCTGCCGTCCACCTGCAGAATGCCATACCCTCGTATCCGTCTGGATCACTGGCTACGGCAATAGCATACTGTACGCAGTCGCTCTCGGTCTTGATTACCTTAGGATAGAAGTCCGCATAAGCCATATTTGCCAAATAGAGAATATCCCCGAGGGTCGTGCCCTTGGAGATTATCTCGTTGTTTGTCGCCAAACGGATTTCGTCAACAGTCCATCGGTGACTCGTTCCATCTACGTTCTTCATCTGCTCGCTCGCCTTGATTGCTAGCTGCTTCGTGAAGTGGTAGCCGTGCTTGGCAACGTATGCCACGTACCCACTGGCTCCCATGAGTGCCTTTGCCGCCTTCTCGTATGGCAAGCTGTGGATGATGTCGCTCTCTTGGTGCTGGTGTCGCTCTTCCTCGCTATCGCAAGAATGGCGCAAAACGATGATTTTCTTCATTGTACGCCCTCCTATCCTAGTTTGTCGAGTAATTGCTTAACCATGCCACGAATGCCGCTTATATCGCCCTCAAGTGCCTTGAAACGCTTTTCGGTTTCCTGCTTCTCCTTGATTACTGGGTTCAAAGCTGCAAGAAGTTCTTCGCCCTTGGCTTTCCGCTCCTTACTTGGCTCGTATGCCTTGATTATCTCATCGGCTTCATTTACCAACTTGCCTACTTCGGGCAAAAGGTCTGCCTTGTCGGTTGCCAGTACGATTTCGCCTGCAAAGGTAACTCCGAGGTGTTCGGGTATGGTGTAGATGGTCTGCTTTCCATCCACCTCGATTGTTACGTCTCGCATTGGCTGTCCGCTGCTGGAAATGGTTGCGATGCCAGTGTTGATGTGCGGCTGGTTGTCTACGACCTTGCCTTCCTTAACTTCCACCGTCTGCTTGTCTAGCAGATAGACTGGGTGATTTCTCTGTATATTCTTAAATTCCATAATGCGCTCTTTTTAGATAATTCGACAAATAGACAAAAAGGGGTCTCACTGATAACACAGCGAGTTGCCCCTTGATAGATTTTTCTTAACCGCCTACGCTCCAGTTGTGGTTGTGGTGGTTTTCAGCTGCTGGATAATGAAACCAGTCTGCTCTCTGCGCTTGCTGTCCTCCAGCTGGATGCGAAGGTCTTGCTCCCAGTGGTTGTTCAGAACATCAACGATGCGCTGAGTATTCTCCTTGCCCGAGGTCTTCAAGTCGCAAACGACCGACTGGATAAGGTTGCCGAGGTTACTGAAACCTCGCTCCAGCCCAGTATTGGTGTAGCAGAACCCCTGCTGCATTGCGTTGATGATGTCCTTCTGCCCCAGCTGGTTCTCGTAGCCCATACGGTTGATGTTCTGCTGGGTGGTGCAGCAACAGTCCTTCAACTGCTGGATGATGTTGAGGTTTCCGAGGTTCGCTGCGTTGATTACTCGCTCTGCGCTGAAACCAACCTTGCCGCCTACATCTTGGATTGCTGCCTGAATGCCGCAAACAGAAGACTGCAATGCGTTGAAGTCGCAGTTCAAGTTAGCCGCCAGCGTCTTCAAGTCCTGGTTGTTGCCCTGGATTGCACCCATCAACAAGTCGCTGTTGTGGTTGTCGCTCATCTGAGTGCGAAGGCTGTCAATCTGAGACTGGATTTCGGAACGCTGAACGTTGCCGTTCTGTCCGTTCCAGCCATCACCGTACATGAATCGGAACATTCCCAACATCATCATGTAGGCGAAAGGGTTGTTCCAACCTCCACCCATACCACCGTTCATTGCTGCCAGCATAGTCGCTGGATCATTGTCTCTACCTCTAGCGAGCAACGCTGCTGCTAGGTTGTCATTGCCACCGTCCCCAGTGCAATAAACTTTCTCGATTGTGTCTGCCATATAATTTTGAGTTAATTACGTTACGGAAACCAAATATTGGAATCCGCTGCAAAGTTACTCTGATTTATGGCTCGCTCCAAAAAGTTAGTACACTGGTATTTATCGAATTATTTTCAAAGAACGCTTTTGGTTATTTTCTTTTTGTTTCTAAATACAAATCGGCTCAACGTCCTTGTTTAGAAGGGTCGCTTGTGCCGTGGCAAGTCGATAAACTCGAGACGTGCTGATATAGGTGTAAGCCATCTTGCAAAGATGTCTCACAGCTGGAACGGTTCGGTTTAATACGGTCGCAATGGTCGTTATGCTGAATCCTGCGTGTATCATCTGCTCAACGACCATACATCGTGTCATTACGAGGTTTTCTGCTCTCGACTTGCCGAGAACGTCTTCTCTAGTAATGCTCAACTCTCCGTTCTGAAGTTCAATAGCACAACACTTGATTACGTTGTCTATAACTCGCCATAGTTCTTTCTCCTTGTCATTCATATATAAAAATGTTTTAATCGTTTCCCAACATCGCATCTACCATGCCTTCAATGGCTTCATCTGTCATACTCTCCTTGATGGAGGTATCACCGCCAATCGATTTCATCAACATGCCTATCCAAGGATTATCACTTTCCATGGTGGAATGTATCTGCTCCTTGTATGCGGCATAAAGCTCGCCCGATTCCTTGAACTCCAAAAGAACCGTGCGCAACGCTTTCGTCACGTAATTATCCATCAGCAAGGGATTGTCCCTTGCCGATGAAAGTTTGGTAAGAAGCACTGCCAGTGCCTCATGTAATTGTTTCTTCTTCATATTGTCTTATTTTTAATTTATAAAGTCAGCTACTTAGAGTTCTAGGCATTTATGGTTACACCATTCATCGTTATTGTTGTTGGAGTCCATGATAATGGTCCTTTAGTACTAGAACCATTAAATGTTACTTTTCCCCAATCTCTACTAGAGCCATTAAGTTGTGCAGAATTACGACCAGCAGAACGTTGTGCCTGTACAAATGATTCTATTGTTCCACTAATATCAGTATTTCCAATTCCTATATTTGTCAAGTTTACAAGATTACCTAAATTTATAATATCACCAGTAAGTTTTGTGTTAATTAACGATAATGATGTTAAGTTAGTTAATGTATTAAACAAATTAATGCTTCCAGTAACTTTGGTACTATCCAAAACTAAGATTTGTAATTTATTTAATACATTAAACTTTGATATATCTCCAGTAACTTGCGTACCTCCGAACTTAAGAGTCGTCAGAGTTGTTAATTTAGCAAACTTTGATATATCTCCAGTAACGTGCGTACCTCCTACACTCAATGTTTTGAGATTCTTAGGAAATTCATCTATTAAATCACAATTCAATATAGCGTCATTAATATCATGACCATAATTATCAGCTTGTCCTATATGTTCAATAACAGAAAACTCATCAAATAATTTTTGAATATTAATAGCAATATGCTTTACTGAAGATGAATATGTAATATTAGTAGTCTCATATTTATCAACAGCAATACAGTATTCTCCATTTGATTCTGGAAAAAGAAAAACATCTTTATACGTATTGGATAATTGAATAGAGTCAACTTTTACTCCATTTTGAGTATCTGATAACTTAATGTTATCAGATGCAATAATAATAGAACCATTCTTTAAAATTAAATGCTCTGGAGTAGCATTGCTATATCCATCTAAAACTATTATTGGTATTTTTACATAACCAATAGGCACAACAGATTTTGATTCAATCGCACATGGTGCGATTATTTGTAACATATTATTCATTGTTGTCATTTTTAAATATTAAACATTTGATTAAACTTATCTCTAATTGTATCACTATCTATAGAACAAATTGTAAATTTACTTACATAAATATGTCGTCTAGAATTTGTGAAACTCATATATAACTCTCCTTTATACTTCTGCATATAAGGATAGAAATAATCTGGTACTTGTGCAACTTGCACATCTTTACTTCTAATTAGATTATCCTCATCTATGAGCATAATTGCTAAATGATTTCTATCCATTGGAGAATGAATGAGATAGAGTTTATTATTATACTCTATGAAATCATATCTTGATTGCCCATCATTTATATAAATAGGACTATGCCATTTATTAGTTGACAAGTCAAACCAAGTAAGGAAAGCATAAGGTGTATCATATTGCTGTCTGCAAAAATAAAATGCCTTGTCATTTTTAATATACACCGCATTTTCCCATTGCGATTTATTCTCAAACGATGGTATTGAGACAAATTCCCATGTTATTAAATCAGTAGATTTAATAATGCAATTAAACTGACCAATATACATTCCTGTATAATAATATACAACTCCGTTTTCAGCTCTAGATGATAGCTTTTGCATGATACCAATATCTCCTGCTAAAGGCTTGTGCTCAATATTGTATTTAGCAAAAACATCATTTAAATCGTTGCTTGAAAAATCGACTATTGTATCAAATACTTTAAACTTATTGATTGCTATATCACTAAAAGATTGTGTACTAATATCGTATGTCTTATATACTCTATAGTAAATATCATCTAATGTACAAGTCCATGCTAGAAACAAAGTATTGTCATCCTTGCGAAGTAGTACAATATCATAAAGATAATCAATATGTTTTCCGTTTATCAATATTTCTTGCACTTCATTTCTTTCTGCTACGGTTTTTGTATAGCATAAGTCATAATACTTATAAGTAGAAGAATCACTTATAGTATTCAAAGGACATATAACAAATCTAGCAGTATGCTCAGATGGAATTTCACCATAGTTTATCGTATTCACATAATAAGTTGCATATAGCACATCATTTATGATACAAAAAGTTGAAACATGAACCATCTTGTCACCTTCTTTTTTAAGGTCTGCCACATGATTCATCAATTCTTTTCTAAACTTCAAACCATTAATGTATGCCTCTATATCTTCATCTGCCGTTTTTACTCCATAAGTAAACTTTTGCGATTCTTCAATATTAGCTATCTTTATATCTGAATTGCTTATATTTACAATAGCATAAGGATTACTTATTCTATCTAAATTAGCATTAATAACTAAAAATGAAGCTGTAATCGGTGCAACCAACACCGTATTATCTAACGTTTCGGTATCTTCTGATTTTTCCAAAAGTCTATATTTAGAGTCAAAAAAACCATAAGCACGAGGGTTAGTTCCTCCTATAGTTGAAACCCTTATTTTTTCATAAGGATTCACTTTGAGAATTATATGCTTATAGGTTGGTAGGCTTCCTACAGCTGCCTTAAAATCACATACTTCTCCAATAGCAATGTTACCAAAATTAAACTGATAACTCAGGAAGTCAGAAACACTCTTTTTGGTTGTATTTTCAATATCCAAAATGTTTTTTATATCGCGAATAGATGCTTCATTTACTTGGACTTTTGAACTTATATTAGCAACATCTTCTATTTCATCTTTTTTTACATAATCTTTCAGTGCTTCATTCAACATTAATTTGAAAGAAGCATTTAAAAAATCATCGCCAAAGAGAATTTTTCCGTTTCTCCTTATTCCTATCAAAAGGTTGTTATTTACATCAGAGAGTACAAACAGATATTCTTTGTTGTAGGCAACCTTTAATGTCGCATCATTTATATTTAAACCATTTACGCCAAGAAAACCAGTTTTCTTTGAAATAGAAAAAAGCAATTTACTAACAATATCCGTAAAAGCTATTAAATATTCCTTATTAGCAACAATTTTAAAGAGATTACCAGTTTTTTCATAACCCTCTTCATTCTTTATACCTAAATTTTCATAAGCCTTATCTATCTGTGAAGATAGATTTTGTTTTTGCAAATCTGTATAATTTATTGCTTTATTAAACGTTTGCAATATAAATGATTTAATTTCAGAAGGAATACCTATTCCGAATACAAAATCTCCAGTACTTCTTTTGATACCAAAAGCTAGTTTTCCATTTACACCTGTCAACGCAAAGGCATACTCCTTGCTGGTAGTTACACGCAGAATGTTTGACAATTCGATGAATTTATCACTCACGGATTTCTGAGACATAACAAGTTCCTCGGAATCTCCAGACTCTTGGGCAACACTCTCCTTGTCGAACTTCTTGCCAAGTTCAGTATCAACACGCTTCTTCTCTTCTGTAAACTTTGTATCAACGTCTGCCGTATTTGCCTTCTTGCCAAGCTCAGCATCAACACGCTTCTTCTCTTCTGTAAACTTTGTATCAACGTCTGCCGTATTTGCCTTCTTGCCAAGCTCAGCATCCATAGCCGCCTTGTCAGCCTTCTTGCCAAGTTCGGTGTCCTGCTGCTTGGCAATATTCGCAAGACCAGCGAGAGCACCGCCTACCCTCACGGCTGTGTTCTCGCCCACCTGCGTAGCGTTCTTGACCGCTTCCGCCTGCTGTTTAATTTCGTCTATTGTTGCCATATATTAATCTCCTATTGCGTGAATGTGCGCCCTCGTTCCTCGCTGTGGCTTCACCTCCCCTTCCGGGGTGAATGCCTTGAGGTATTCGAGTGCATCTGATAAATATCTTTCTGCCATATCCATGATGTCGTTGTATTGCTTGTTGCTCGATACATCTTGAACATGGTCTGAATAATCGTCTCTGTGGCGCATTCCACCTGCTCGGCTTATAATTGTGCCATCGGCACGGAAAAGTCTCGCATACGTGAAATAAGCGAGTGCCTTGCGTATTCCACTGGTGTACTTCTGCACCTTGGTTTCGTCTTGGCTGCAATCGCCCTCCTTCTTGGTGGTGTATTCGCCACCGTCCAGGAAGACCGCAGGCTGGAAATCGGTCAATACTGAATCGCCCCACTCTCCCTGCTCGGTCGCTGCCTTGAACCGTTCCCACCCGATGGCTGGTATGATGTTCGCATCTTCGCATTCCCGAATGTATGCGTTAACATCATCTTCATCTAGGTGTGTACTGGTAGGTCGTGCCAGCTCTCGGAACTGGTCTACCGTGATAAGTTGTTTTCTTGTCTGTCCTCCCATAGGCTCAATCAATTAATCTATCGTGTTGTTCCCTGCTGCTTCGCTGCTGATATACTTCAACGGCTGCAGCTTGGGGTCTAGGTTCTGAATGGCAGGATCGTGCCAGCTCTTGAAAATCTTTGTGAAGGCTCGCTCGATGAAACGCTGCTCGGTCGTCACTTCGCCTGCATAGTACTCGTAGGCATCCTGCATCACTTGTCCGCTGAATCCCAGCTTGCCAATACGGATGGAGTAGAAGAGTTCTTGATGGAACTGTGCGTAGATGCGCTCGATAACGCTGCTGTCGGTCACGGAAAACTCCTTGTCGAAGTTCTTCGTTGGGAAAGCAACAACCTTCGGTTCGTCTTCTTCGTTCTCCACCTCGACCGCAAGAATCTTCGCTGTGTTCTCGTCCCCCTGGAACTGCAAAAGGTCTTCATCGGAAATCATCTGTCCGCTCTCCACCTCTTCGCCTTTCTCGTTGAACTTAGGAACGCCCTTCTTGGTTACGAGCATACACGATACGAGGAAGTTGTTTCTCACGTTTCGCATCTTCACGTTGCCCAGTCCCTCATCGGTCGAAATCTCCGTGATGGCTGAATCGTAGCTGGCTGTCGGATAGATGAACTGTCCGTCTAGGCTCTGCCACAGAACCTGCCCCTTGTAGCTGTCGATGCCGCCAGCGTTCTCAATCTGTTCAAGAACGATGTCGGGGTCGGGGTTGAAGACGTTGATGCGCTCAATAGTCTTCTCGTTCACCATCAACCGCTTTCCGCTCCTCGTTTTCTTCTGTTCCCAGTCGGGATGCAACAAGACGTGCGCCACGTTCCCCTTGTCGTCCGTCTCTTCCAGTCGGCAATTCTCAAATGGTACGTGGCTCACGCTCGACACCTGCCCTAGAACGTTGTAGTTCACGTGAAGGGCAAAGCCTCCAAACCTCGCAAGGTCTCCAGATACGTTCCGCAATAAATCGTCTGCCGTGTCCCCTTGCTGGTTCATCGCTAACGCTGCGATAACATCGCTATCGAAGCCGTAGCCCTCAATGAATCGGGCGTAGCGGTTAAGGCACAGCATTGCCGTTCCGCTTGCTTCCGTGATGCGTGCGAGATTCTGCGGATACAGGTTGTCATATCCGTATGCCTGCATCTTGAATCGGCTGACGTAGCCAATATCAACCCTTCGCTTTGGCTTTTTAACTGTTTTAACGTTCATATTGCTTGTGTCGTTTTACTTGTTGTTTTGTCACTCTTCCTTGCCTGCTTTCTCGGCTTGGTCGAGGTCTTTTTTCTTGTCGCTGCCTGCTGCTTTTTCGGCAGGATCTTTCCCTGCGGTATCATCTGCACCGCTGTCGCTGCCTGCTGGCGGCTGCTTGTTCTCGCTGCCTGCTGGCGGCTGCTTGTTCTCGATAAGTTCCTCGCTGGGTATCTTCTGAAAGTAGCTCTCCATGTGTGGGTACTTCGTCAGATATTCGTGCGCTACCTTGTCGGTCAAGTTCTCATTAGTGAAAATCTTACCATGATAGAAATCCGGGCAGGAAATGATGAAACCTGCCTTCATTGCGTAATTACATGTTTTTGGCATTGCCTTTTCTTTTTTGAGTTTTAGATAAATTTCAATCAAAGCATCGTGGTAACACTGCTGGCAGGTTGTCGGAACAAACCGCTTCCGTGTTACCTCGAAATATAGAGTTTCGATTACTGCCTTGTCGGTTGCATCAAAGGGACTGTCGAAACGTGCCTTCAACTCCTCGACCTTGGCTGTTGCTTCCTCGTAGGTCATGGCTTAACCTCCTACGGCTGCTGTTGTCAGACTGGCGTACTTTGCTGCCGTGGTCTCGCTGTCTGTGTCAAAGAAGAAGTAAGCTGCCTTCGGTACGCTCTCCTCTTCCAGCGTGATGAGCCAGCCGCCCTCCGTGTCGTCAGAGTACTTATCGTTCTCGCCTGCGCTTGCCTTCAGTGCCTGCGCATATCCAAACACCTGATACTCTGCCTTTCCGTCCGCTCCCTTAGAGAGGTTGCGAAGGATGATAACGAACTTTCCGTTCGCCAGTCCGTCAATGATATTGGCGCAAACGTCAGGTGTGTTAGCCAATACCACGACTGCTACGGTGTTCTTCCAGCTGTTGCGATACGTGCCAACGGTCAGCTCTGTCTTGGTTCCAGTGAATGGCTTGCTGCCTTCCTGCCGGATAGCGTATGCTTTCTTGCCAGTCTTCAAAACCAACGATTTAATCGTATTGCCCACTACAACGGACTTGGTGAAGTCAATGTCGTCTCGGTTGATGATAAGTCCATCGCCCTCCAGTCCCTTTGTTACTTGGTCTTCGCAAGGGATGATGATGTCCTGGGCGATAAGGCTCTCGCAAGTTGTTGTCATATTAATTCGTTTTTAATTGTTATATCCCCAACACCGTTTTGTGGGTGTTGAGGATTTGTAAACTTAATACTTGATGAAGATTCGGAGCGATTAGTAAGCTGCGTGGATCATATTCTCTTCGAGGAGAGCCGTGCCAATCTTACCAGTTGAGTAGATATAGTTTCTACGCTCCTTGTGGTCGAACCAAGCATCCAGCTCACTAATGAGCGAATCCTGCGGTGTGCCGACCATCAGCTGCTTAGGGTTACAGAAGACCATACGATGAGGAAGGTTGTACGCTGTTGCGCCTTTCTCATAGCCCTTAATCATTCTGTCCCAAATGCTGACACTGGCAATTTTAATGCCGTTGTAGGTCGATGTTTGGAAGCCATCGAAGACCTTCTCCCAAGGCATAATGTCGTGGTACGTCTTCTTGATGTCGTAAGTCAATGCGTCAGCCAGCGAGCGTGTCATAAGAAGCACAGCGTTCGGATCATCGATGATGCGTGAGTCCACGTTCATAAGCATATTGTCTACAAGGTCGGTTGCCACACCCTGCTTGCGGATTGCCGCAATCTGCTCCGCCATCGTGGTTTCCTTGTTGGCTGCAATCTCGGTGCGGTTCTTTGTGGCTGTAGCTGCGAAAATTTTCTTGAAGAGACCATCGCAAGTGGTAAAGTACTCCTTCTTCAAGCCATCGGTCAGCTTGCCGCCCTCTGAAACAGTCTGCGCATCCTCAGCACCAAACCAGCCGAACCGCCAAACCATCTGCTTCATAGCACGCTCCAGTGCATCGGTGTAGATTACCATGAAGTCGGTGCTGGTGAGGTCTCCAATGTCTGTGCCGGTCTTCAAGCTGTACTCAGCGATTGAGCCTTTCAGCGAATCATAGCAAATCTTGATTGGTACTTGCCAGTCGCCAAGCTTCCAGCGTGCCAAGTTGTTGGCGATGCCCTTCTCGTCATACGTTGGGTCGCAACCGCTGCCTGCCTTGCCGACCATCTCCATCTCACCAATGGTGGCGATAGGGTCTCCGTCCTTGACCTTAGTGATGGTGACGAAATCCGCAATGTCCTCATCCTTGTAGAATGTCTCCTGAACGGCATCCTTGATGGTCTTCAGATTTTCGGGTTCGAGGACAAAGTTCTCGAACTGCTTTACATCAAAAGTATTACTCATAATTTATAACTATCTAATTTGTTTTTTACTTGATTTCTTACAACGTTTTAGTCCTTGCTTGGTCGCTTCTTGAAACGATAAGCCTTGACCTTCTCGCTGATAGTCTTTGCGTCCGCCTTAACGTCCGCCTGCTCTCCTGCGCCCTTGCCGCTTGGCTGTCGCTGTGCTGGCTGGTAGTGGCTGCTGAAGCCTGCCAGCACCTTCTCCGCACCGCCTGCCATCTTCACGGCATTCAGGATGCGCATGTCTTCCTTGCTCTTCGCAAGTTTCTGTGCGCTTGCCAGCTGTGCCTTGGTGTCACTCAACTGCTGTTTGAGTGCTGCTACCTGCTGCTTCAACTTGGCAACGGTGTCGTTGTCGGTGCTTGATGCGCTGCCGCCTTCACCGCCCTCACCGCCTTCATTGTCCGGCTCCTCATTGCCTGCGGTCTGAATGTCGGTGATTACACCATCCTCGACAACGATTGTCTTGCCATCGGGCATTTCAAACGTTCCGTCCGGACTTGCCTTGTCGCCAACCTGCGGGTCTCCCTCCTCACGCTCTACGGTCAGTGTCTGTCCGTCCGCTGTGTTGAGTTCCATCGCCTTTGGCTCTACCTTGGCTTGTGGCTCTGCCAAAGCCTGCTCTGCTTCCTCCAGTGTCTTCACGCCAAACTTTGCGAGAATCTTGTCGAGGAGAGAAGCCTTTACTTCTGTTTCCTTCTCCATTGCTTTTGGATTTTGTTGTTTTGAATTAATGAATTGCTCTATATTGCGCTTCGATGCGCTTGCGCTGATTGGTGCAACGGTGCTGCTGATAAGACCTAGACGCAAAGCCTCGCTGGTGCTGATGAAGATGTCCTTATCCATCAAGGCTTGAATCTCTTCCCGGTCGCACCCGCACCGCTCTACGTATGCGTCCACCATCTTGTCCTGCCACATCTGCATTTCCTCGCCCTGGTTCTTCAAGTCCTTTGCGTTCAGCTGGTCGCCAAGACACCAGCCAGGAACCCACGGATTGTGCAGGAGAAAGGCAGCGTTCTCGTATGCCTTGCGGCTCTCCTTTGGTGCTGCCAGCATAATGATTGTTGCCATACTAGCAGCCTTGCCCTCAATGGTGCAGGTTATCTTCTTGCCGCTCTGTCGCAGTCGGTCGTAAATCGCCCAGCCTTCGACAACAGAGCCGCCATTGCAGAAGATACGCATATCGATGGTATCATCATTCTCCGGTATGCTTGCCGCAAAAACATCTATATCTTGAAAACACACGCAGTCACCACCAAGCCACTCATACCAAAACTTGTTGTCTTGGCTGTCGATGTCGTTGTATATTCTGAGTTTTGCCATTGAAACGTTATTTTTAAGTTTTAAAACGCTGCAAAGATACGATAATTTTCAATATGTTTATCTCCTAAACAGTTAATTTTCCTAAACAAGACGAAAATTTGTGCTCTAAGCGGCTTTTACTGCCTTGGACGTATAACTTTACCACCTTCGACCAAAAACCGCTCAGAACGCAAATCTTGATGAAATAACAACACCATTAGAGCCTGCCGATATTCTCTATAGTCTGCACTCTCCGCTGGGTGCGGTTTATCTCTTCCACGCTCACTACTGGCTGTGGAGCCATCTGATACCCTCTTGCTACCGCTGCCGCCAGCATATCCATGCCGATATTACTGCCTCCGTTGTTTACGACGATAGGCACGCCACCTCCAAGCTGGTTGAATGCGGATAATATCGGACTGAACATCGATGTCGCCTTGGCGGTCATTACGCTCTCGCCATTGGAAAGCCTTGCCGGGATGCTGTCGCTCGTTCCAGTGCCCGAGCCTTGGACGTAGCCACCAGTGGAAAATCCCTTGACGAGTGCTTTTGCTCCTGCAAAGGCTGCTTTGATAAGTGCCATTAATGCTGCTGCACTCGCAACACCTCCCCACGACTTGCTTGCAATCTCCTTCGCTAGGATCTGTGCAAAGTATGCGTTAACTGCTATTTCGATAGCGTCAAGTATTGATGTCAGCATCGATTTAAGGAATGAGTGCAGCGATTTATCCTCACTCTCGAAGAACTCGGACAGACCGTCTCCCATGGTCTGTATCATGTCGCTCATCATTTTCAGTTGCTCTTCCTGCAAAGCTGCCTTTTTCTTGTTCGCTTCCTCTTGCTCCTTGACTTCTACATCGCTCAAATCCTTCTGTAGCTGCTCCTGCACGGCTGCATAGTCCTTGTAGGCTTGTATCTTGCTGTCTAGGAAAGCCTTGTATCTCTCCAGCTTGGCTGCATCGTCTTCCTCTCCAGTGCCACCATTCATAATGTCCGCTTCCCTGCGTTTCTTCTCTGCTTCCTCGAACTCTTGGTTGAGTTCGTCCACAATCTCCTTGGCTTGGTTCTTCAAGTCCTCTTTCGCCTTAATCATGATGTCAATAAGTTTTGCCTGCATTTCCTGCGCCTTTTCCGCTCCGATTTGCCCTGCCGCCACGTATGCGTCAAGGCTTCGTGCCACCATGTCCTTCTCCAACTGTTCGAGGTCGTTGCTGTAGTCTCGCTCGTTGTCGTACATACCTGCGAGGTATCGCTTCTTTGCGTCCATGACCTTCTCGTTGTACTGGTACTGGATAAGCGCAATCGCTTCCTGCAATTCCTTTTCCTGCTTCTTCCTGCGTTCTGCTTCTGCCTTGGCTTCCGCTTTCTCCTTGGCTCTCTGTGCCTTTGTCTTGGCAGTGCTGCCCTTGGTTGCTGGTGTCGTTCCCTTGTTTCCGCTCACTGGCTCGCTGCTGGTCGCTCCACCGTTCACGCTGGCAAGCTTTATGTGTTCGAGCCTTCCGTTCACGGTGTTCTCGAATCCGTCAGCGAAGGAATTGCCTATCTCTATGCCAGCGTTCTTGATGTCGTGCCATGCTTCCTTGATAGTGCCGGAAATATCGAACATCTCCTTGAATCCCTTCTGTGCCTTGGATAGGTCGAAAGTCACGATACCTTCGAGAATATCAAGCATGCCCTTGGCTGCAAAGCCCATCCTCTTGAATGCGTCTATTCCAAGATTGCATACGAGCTTGATTGCGTTCCACATCAAGCGGTAACTTGTGCCGAGCGCATTGATTATCCCTCGAAGAAGAAGGCTCTCATTGTACCAGTCGATGAAGTAGTTTATCGCCTTCACTACTCCCTTGATAACTGCCGTAAGTGATTTCTTCGCAATCGTTGACAACTGAGCCTTCATCTTCTCGAATCCACCCCCGGTGTAATCAAACAATGAAGCCATTGCGTCCTGCAATTCCTTGGTTGCGTTCAATTCGTCTTCTTGTGCCTTTGCAATATCCCCGGACTTTGCCTTTACTTTGTCCATATCGAGTTCGATATCACCGAGCATTTCGATATAAGCAAGTCCGGCATCCTCTCCAGGACCACCGAAGATGTTGGCAATTGCGCTACCTACAGCAGCACTTGACGGTGGGAGTTCCTTCAACTTATTAGCCACCTCTTGCATAACCTGGAATGTGGTCTTGCTTCCGTCCTGCAAGTCCTTTTGAACTTGCTTAGAAGAAATTCCTATTCCGTCAAGCGCAGCAGCCGTAGCGGTTGTCATTTCTCGCAGTCGTAGATTTCCTTCCTTGATGGTATCAACACCCTTGTCGCTGAAGATTCCCTCCTTGGTCGCTTGCGTTGAGATTGCCACCATTTCTTCTGCATTCAGTCCGGCTTCCTTGAAGTATCTCGGGTATTCTTTAATCGTGTCGAGAAACTCACCGTTGGCGTTTGCTCCGCTCACCAGTCCATCTTGCATAATCTTCAAACTCTCAGAAACGGAAATGCCGAAAGCCTTGCTCATTGTATTAGCAGACTGCATCGTCTCCGTGAATTCCAAGCCGAATGTATTGGATACCGCAAGAACCTCGTTGCGCACAGATTTCATCTCGTCCCCGGTCAATCCGGTGAACTGCTGCGTCAGTCGTGTGGCTTCCATCAATCCCTTGTTGTAGTCATACCACCACTTGAATGCCATCCCGACACCTGCCACACCTGCCATGGCGAGGAAATAAGGGTTGGTCAATAAGGAAAGAGCCGTATTTTTCAACGCACCAAACTTTCCCCTTAGGTCTTCCACGGACTTTCCCATTTCCATGACCTTTCCGATTCCAGTATCATCAACAACATCAAAACCGAAAACCTCGGTGTTCTGTAGGTCGTCAGCCGCCTTCATCATGGAATCGTAATAGCTGCCGACACTGCGCTGAAATCTTCCAGTAGCCTCCTCAGCCTCTTTCAGCTCCTCTATCAAGTCTTGGATATGCTCCTGCATCTCCTGCCCCTTCGCTCCCTCACGCTCTGCCTTCGCCATTTCGTCATATTTCTTGGTGGCATTGGAAAGCTGGGCACGCAACTGCTTCAAGCTGCCTTCCTGCTCGTTCTCTGTGCGTACGTTGTTCTGGATTTCCTTCTGCAAGGTACGCACGTTGTACTTGTACTCCTTTATGGTTGCGTTGATGGCTTCCGTCTGCAACTTCATCTCGTTGGTCGTGATGGTCTTGTCTTTTTCCTGCTGCTGCAAGTCCTTGATGGATTGCTTTAGCTGGTCTATCTTCTCCTTGTATCTGATGATGCCATAGATTGCATCCTCGTACTTGACCTTGATGTCAAGTATCTGCTGTTTGTCTTCACTTACCATAGTTTTTTGTCTTTTAGTTGTTCAACTCTATCATTGTAACCTCGCAGTATCCGCTGCTTGTGGTCTTGATTTCGAGAACCGCAAAATACGCTCCGTACTGCGCAAGGTACACTGGCTTCGTTTCGTCAAAGTTCAGTATCTCCAAATCGGAAAGGTTGAAACGCTCCGTTATCTGGTGTGGGTTCGCCACCGTCTTTCTCAACTTATCCAGCTTGCTGTCGAAGATACCTTGCAGGTCGATGTTGAAAGCCAATACCGCATAGCCGGTATCGTCCTTTGTAAGATTCACGATTCGGTCTTTGCACGCCTTGTACTTGGTGGCTGTCTGTACCGTTATCTTGGTTCTGCCAAAGGTGCGTTGCGTACTCTCCCACTCGTATATCGGTATGCGGTTTCCGTCCGTGGCAGCGAATGGCAACGTACAAACGTCCTGCGTATATTCCAGCGTCTTGTTGTCTATCTCCATATCCGCATCGTGCTTCCGAAAGACGGTGTCGTCTTCCTTCCACTTGTAGATGTTATGCTGGCAGTAGTCCTCTACGCTGAAATCGGTCTGCCTTGGATGGTTGCAGGCTTCGCTTGGGATGAGCTTCTTCGTCCAGTCAACCGCTTGTGCCTTGGCTTCCCATAGGCTCACGATGTCCGCAAACGCAAGTCTGCCATCGGTAAATCGCTGGCTTGGGAACGTTGATGTCAGAATGCAGATACACTTCAGGAAATCCGTCACCTTGATGTCGGGCAGGTTCTTGCCGATAGGGAAATTTCCTCCGTAGGGTACTTCATCGCTCTGACTGATGCTTGCAGAAATACGTCCGTTGTACCCACGCAGCCCTCGCAAGGTTCCCTTTCCGTAGTGTTTGAACTCGAAGGTCACGATGTCGCCCTCTTCAAGTTGAATCTCCCCTCGCCCTGCTGCAAGGTGTATGAACCGTCCGTTTACCTTGTCCGAGTCGTAGTCTGTAATATACGTTCTAGAAAAAGCATCATCTTCGTCTATACCCTTGCCTGCGATGTATGTCTTGGTGTATTCGCTTTCCTCCTGGTCGCTCGTATGCTTTGATACGACTTTGATTTCAACGTAGCAAGGATCATACTGATATACTCCGTTCCATTCGGTAGAGCCTTCGTAAGAGTTTCCGATATGCCCATTCGGGCGTGCATTCGATGCGTCCCACGACCAGTTCATCTGAACATCGAAAATCATCGTGCAGGCAATCTTTACTTTCAGCTGGCTGTATCTGGTCGCAAGTTCAAGTCCATCGAAGACCTCCGATAGGCTCGTTGGCTGGAATTCAAGAATGCCGAGGTTCGTTGTTGCGATGAAAGTACCCTCAAAGCTGCCTACTACCGTCTGTGCATCTGCCTTCCTTGTAATCAATGGGACAGCAAGCCCCTTGATGGTTTCTTTCGCCTGGCTGCTCCATCCGAATGCGACCCCGGTCTGTGCCGTGATAAGGTCTAGGATATATTGTGCCGTCACGCTTGGCTGGATTGCTCCCTTGTCGGCATAACCAAAAGAGCCACCACCACCGAATGAGCCACCTCCATCAAACGTGCCACCGCTCGAAGAAGTCTGTACTTCCCTGCTGCTGGCTTTCGCCCGGTTCTCCGTCTCGCTCTTAACTTGAATGGTCGTTCCGGTGCTGTATTCCTTGATTGCGTTTATGACAAGCCACTCTGCCGTGGCTGGTGCTTGAAGGTCTATATCGATTGGCTCACTGTCGCTGGTGTACTTCACGCTGTATGGTGCGAATCTCGATGTCTTGTATTGTGTTCCGCCCGATACGTAGTAGTTGTTTTCCGAACCTTCACCTGCTATCCAGTAGAGCATTCCGCTCTTTGATGGCTTCACGTAGATGAGCCTTCCAGCCTGCTTATACTTGGTTACGTTCACCGTGATTTCTGTTCCACCCTTGTCTGCTGATACGTCTTCCACTCCCCAGGCTTCCGTAAACCCGGTGGCAGGGTCGTAGCTTCCGTATTCCACCTGCCCTGCTGGTGCTTCGTCCATCAATGCAAATCGGACGCTGATTGTCGTCATAGCCGTTTTCGTGTCTCCACTGGCGCAAAGGATGCCTGCACCGATAGATTCTGATAAAATCGGGTCGGGTGCAGGTATGGCCGGATTGGTTTCCGTCTCGTTCGTTCCTGCATCCGCAGCAAGGCTCACGATGTTCTTGTTGGTGTCGAGTATTGCCCAGGTTCGATAGTCTCCCTTTCCCAACACTTTGCTGATGGACGCTCTCATTCCAGCCTCGAAAGGTATGATTGCGCACAAGTAGGTTTCATCGGTCAACACCTCGCCCGACACGTACTTCCCGACCTCTGTTCCTGTTCTTATCTTACCGTCAACGAGTGAATATGTCGTGTTGCTGTTCCCCCCAACGTTGCGGTCATAGCCCTGCCACTCCTCGCTTGATGTCTTGACCGCTGCAGCGTCATAGGTTCCATAGAAAACTCCCTCGGAAATCGCCTTCTCGTAGGTGTAGGAGCTGTTGTTTCTGTTGAACCGCAGATACTTCGTGCAATTCAACTCGTTCAGCTTCAAATCGGACGATTGCAGCGTTGCCAATGCCTGGAACAATCCCCAATAAATCGAGATTTCGATGGTTTCCTTTACGCTCAGGACGCTTGCCCTTCCGTTGCGGATAATCTCCAGTCCGTTACGGAAATAACGTGCTGTGTGGAAAATATAGGGGTATTTGCTGCTGGTGCTCGGTTTCCCTGCAAACTCCAGCACCGCCATATTGTGCGCTGTCTTTGGCAGGTTGATGGTGTATGTCGTGTTGGCGGTCATTTTCGTGATGTCACGGAAAAGATTGCTCTTGATGTCGAGCGTGATTGCCGTTTCCTCGCTCATATCCATCAAGATGCCATCGATGTAAAGTTGCTGGTCTGTCATAGCTGCTGAATCTGTGTATTGTTAATAACCAGGTTGCAGACGAAATCCTGCAACTCTGCCGTTGTCTTGGTGTACGTTCCTGCCTTGATTGTCACGCTCTGCCAGTTGTTGCCCCCGAGGTACATATCAACGACCGGGCTGCTGGCTAGGTCTTGCAGGAAATCGAACGTCTCGCTGTCCACAAGCGGTGCGCAAAGCGGTATGGTGTCCTCCCTGCTGTAGCCCTGTCTTCTGCCGTTCACTCCGAGGTAGCCGAATATCGTATCGTCATACTCTCCGAGGTTGTTGCGAATGAAGCTGGTGTCGCTGCTTATCGCCCTGCTCTCATCGCCTTGCGTGAAGAGCCAGTACCGATAGAAGCCGTGACGGTCAACCCAACGCAGGTAGATACCCTTCTCCGTGTCGTTCCTTTCTATCCTTGCAAGGAGAGACTGCTTGCCACCGCTCGCCATCGCAAAGGTAAGGTCGAAAACGTCCGTAAACGTTCCCAGCTCTATCTTGCCATCGTAGTCGTATATGTTCCAGTACCTCGCCTTGCTTGGCAGAACGCTGGCATTGATGTCCACGATGCCATCGATGCCGGGCTTTACTAACTTGTTTGGTGCTCCCTCGTAGCCGACAAGAATCTGGGAAGCCTCATTGGTATAAAGACCAAATGAGAATGGGAAATGCGTGAACCATGTCAGCTTCTTGTGTCCGTTCCAAGTCTCGCCTGCCCTCATCGCCCCCCACACATAGAAGGTCGTGTAGCTGAATGTCGCGATGTCGCTCCCCTCGCTGTTCTTGACCTTCACGGAAATATTGAACGCTGCCCCGAGGTTGCTCTGCTGAATCTCCTTGGTGTAGTCAAGGTTCCCGAAGCTGATGCCATCGAAGAGTGCCTGCACATATTCCCGGTAGTCCATGATGCAGTTATCTGCAAACGCTTCCACGCTGTACGTGTGCGCCCTGGTCTCCCTGCTGATGGTTGTCTCGATGCTCGCAACGCCCGAGCCGCTTACCTTGATGATGCAGGGAAGGAATGCTAAGCCTACAGCGTCCGCATACTTAATCGTGATGCCGTTTTTCGTTGTCTGTCTCATACCGTCTCATTGTTTAGTTTGATACTTCCCACCGACTGGTGGATTAAGAAAATAAGTCGCTGCCCGAGCCGCTTCATCGTATCGGGCACAACGTTGCTGTACACGTCAGCCCTGCCGCCAGTGCGGTGCAGCCTAGAACCCTTGTTGGCGATGGTGTGGGCGATTGCCCCTGCCATACTCATATCGCCACGCTCTTGCGGTGTGTACTTGTGCGGTCGCTGGGTCTTGTAGGGGATAGGTGTGCCGTGCAGTCCCTTGTCCTTCATCCACTGGCGGATGATGCCACGGAAGCCGTATGGTATCTTTCCTGCCCTTCGTCCAGTCTCGAGAACCCCGAATGGCTTGTGCCCCCAAAGGATGGTTTCATCCTCGCTGGGCTGCTCCACCTTTAGGCTCTCTATGGTGCGCCCCGATGCGTTCTGTCCGTTGATTCTGATGTGGTTGATGATAAGCTGCCGTGCTCTCTCCACTTCCTCCCTCATTATCAGCGATGCCGCCTTGGGGTCGAATTGTATTCCTCCCTTGCTCATACCACACACCCTCCTATGCTCTGTGTCAGTTGCAGGGAGTACATTACGCCCGACACGATCGTGCTCAGCCGCTCGATGATGGTCTCGTAGTACTGCTGCCCTTCCAATGGTTCGAACTGGTGCGACTGGTTGATGGCTCGTATCATCCTCGCCCCTGCCACCTTCATTCGGTCGATGCACTCTCCGTTGTCTTCTCCTTCCGCTCCCCTCGGTACGGTGTCGAGATAAGCCAGGGCAACGTTCACGGTGTCGTAAACCCTGCCGTTGCGTATCTCTGTCGTTCCGCTGGCTGGGATGATGCACACGATTGCCGGGTAGCTCAGCTTCTCCAGCTTGGTGTCCGCTGTGTCCCAGTCCTCGAATAGGTAGGTGTAGTCTGGTAGCGTGTCTGCTGCCAGCTGCTTTAATATTTCTCTGATTGTTGCCATAATTATCTAGATTTACGTTTCATTTCCTCTGCCTGCAACTTCTGCAGGTTCCGCTCGTACACGCTTCTCTTGTTGTCCATTTCCATGCACTTGTAGATGCGAAGCCATGGCGTTTTCAGAACTTGGTCGTGGTCACTGATGCCCATCCTTACCGCATACCAGTCCAGCATGCCGAACAGTCCGAAGCGCAGGGTATCGATGCCTGCCTCCTTCTCCAGTCTCGTTGGCTTCGCTGTGTCTGTGCTCTCGAAGAGCTTGTTGATGCGCTCCACCTCTGATGTTACCCAGCCGATGAGCATAACGACATCAACCGCCCTAGCCTGCTCCACTTCCTTGTGGCTCAGACCGAGGACGGTTGTCACTATCTGATACAGACTTTCCTCGCTGTCTGATAGCTGGGAAAGGTCAATCAGCTGCCCGATGGATAGCTGGTTGAGATTGCCGGGCACTTGTTTTCCTCCGACAAACGCTGGTCGTGACTGCTTGCCGATTTTGTAGCTGGTGTGCCTTGCCACTGCCAGCCAATACTTGAATGTAGTGTTCTTATCCATACGTTTTATAATTTTGTCGTTTCTATTGTCTCAATACGTGCGCCCTAGCCGTTCCGTGACTTGCTACGGATAACTTCTTCAAGGCTACGTATCGTATTGCGTCTATGCCGTGGTTAAATGCGTCTATAGGCTGGTTCGTTGTCTCTCCATCCCTTGACTTCTTCCACTTGTATTGCTGCATGTTCTCGATGATGCCGTGGCTTCGTCTGGTTATGTTGATGCGGAAACGCTTCAAGATGTCAATGCCGTTGTTGATACTGTCCTTACCCTTGGTGCTTGGTATTATCCACAGACCTTGGTTGTGTATCTCCTGAATGCTCTTAGGTTCTGCCGAATCCGCAATGATGAGGTCCCGTTTCGTCAGTCCTTGCTCCTTGCATCGGTCTGCGATGTCTTCGTTCGTCAGTCCCGGCTGGTAGATTTCCTCATCCACCCACAACTCTCCGTGCGCCAATACAAGGTGCTCCAGTGCCGTTGGGTCATTGGTAAATCCGAAGTCCAACCCCCAGCAATCCATCTTCCACTCCTCCCTTGGTGGCAGCTTGTCAACGATGCCCCAGTTGGTGAAGATAAGCCCGGTTATCTTTCCAGTCAATCCTCTAGCGTACACTCGCCAAAGTTCGGGGTCGTCAATCTCTTCAATTTTCTTGTGCTCCTGCTCAGTAAGGAATCGGTTGTTTCTGTGGTCGCTTAGGATCAGCCGGCAGTCATCCCTTCCGATGATGTTGTTGTGCACCCAGAACCTTGCGCTTGGGTTGTAGTCGATGAACACCTGCTTTCGGGTTCGGATGGCAAGCTGCCAAAACACTTCGTAGGGCACACCGTTCGCCTCGTTCACGAACAGATAGTCTCGCTTACCGTTCTTGGCATCCTGCGCATCCTGGTAACTCTTGAACTCGATGATTGAGCCGTTCTTTCCTCTGTAGCTGCTGTCGCTCTTGTTATTCTTGAACCAGTCCAGCAGCTCTGCCCTCGTGTGCAGGATGGTGTCCAGGTCTCGCATGGCTCCCACCTTCAAGTTCGGGAGGTCTTGACCGCACACCGTGATAATTGCCATCGGATGCTCAAAAGAAAGCACTATAAGACGCTGCATAATGGTGTATGTCTTCCCCGAGGACGTGCCTCCTTGGTTCACGAGAAACCTTGGCTTCACGTCCGCATTCGGGGCATACAGTTCACCAATAACGTCAAATAGTGCCATTCTTCAAACAAACTAAAACTTAAAATAAATTATGATAAAAATTAATCTCTATCCAATCCCTCACGCTCGATTACTTCCTGCTCGCTGGATGCACACTCGTGCCCCGAGTTGACGTATCGAACCTCGATGCCGCCTTGGAAGCCTGCGTTCAAATCAAGCACGACCTTATCCAGTCCGAGCAGCTTGCAGATTTGCGTCTCAGCCTTGATGATGATGTCGAGGTAGCGTGGTTCTCCGAATCCTCGCTTCTCGGCATCGTACATCATCGTCTTGACGGTCTCGATAGAAACCATCCTCCCTCGCTCATCTACGACTGGAAGTCCCTGCTGGTTCGATTTCTTCTCGTGGTAGTCTTCCTTGGATTTCTCCCACGCATCCCACGCTTCACGTATTACCAGCTTCAACCTTGCGACCTCGCTTGTAATCTTTGCATCGGTATCGGTCAGCCGCTCTTCCCTCCACTCCTTCAGCAACCGCTGAATGTCGCAGTGTGCTTGATTGTACTTCGGGCTGTCGAGACGCTTGCGAACCTCTGCCGTGATTTCTCGCTCCGTCCATCCCTTGCGGTATAAGGGTGCGATAATCTGCAGGCGGTTCTCGATGTCAATGCGCTGTGCCCTTCGCTTATTGTTGTTACCTTGTGGCATATTTATTTCTTGAAATTTACTTGATTTTTTATAAAAATTCTAGTTGAAAAACTTGCATATTTCAAATAAATTTCGTATCTTTGCAAACGTAATAAGGGAAGAGTCCTTATTTACTGAAACCCTCCGAGGATGAGGGAAAAGTAAAATGAAATCCCAAAGTCTTATGAACGTACTGAAAATTTCATTGAAGATTTGGAAAATAGAAATCTTATCATTTACGATTAGATTATTCTAAGCTCCAAGGGGTGGTGCTCGAACCACCACCCCACTTTGGGATTTCGTTTGCAAATTTACGAATTATTTTTCATATCACCAAATTTTTAACATTATGAGTACTACGAATGAAACTACCTCCAAGTCTTGGGGAGGTGCTCGCAAGGGTGCAGGGCGAACGAAGAAATACGCTGCAACATTCTATTTCGGTGCTACCGAGGACGTGGCTAACATCTTGGCAGGGGTCGATAAGAAAGACCGCAGCGACTTCATCAACCAGTGTATTCTCAAAGCGATGGGCAGGGGTTAATCTCCTGCCTTTTTCGTTTCCGCTCCCTTGGAGGTTATTTTGTGCGAATTTTGCGCACACGGCTCGAACGTTCCAATCATGCTTAGTTATACGCATAGTTTGAGAACGCGCCACATACGCCCGCATATCGTCTCATCCGTTTATTATCTCCCATTCCCCGGTGGCTTTTACAAGTTGCGCCATCGGTGCTTGGTCTGAGTACTCGCAGCTTGGGTCTTGGTTGTCCCATTGGGCGATGAACCGCGACTTAGGGAAAGCCATCCGCAGGCAGATTACGGTCTCACCGCTTCCGGTCGGTATGGTGTAGGTCTGTCCCTTCTTGATGATGTCGGAAAAAGTCGTTCTGTATTCCGCTGCAAGTTGGTTCATCATATCCATTGGCAGGTGTCCGCTCGTTGCATCGAAGGAATCGGGGAAGGTGTTGCGTATCTCGTTCATGCTCCACCAGCGGTTCGCACTCAAATCGCCACTGGGAGAAATTTCCACGCAGGGGATGCCTGCTTCCTTGATGGCTCTTGATGCGTTGCCGCAGGAGAAACAGACACAGCGGTCGATGTGGTTCTCTTCCATGTGCCGCTTGATGATGCAGGCACGGATTGCCTTCGCTGTTCTGCTGATGTC